CCGATAGCAATGGAACAAGAACCCTGTTTCATCTTATGCCACTGAATTTTTTTCTCTTTTTCCGTTAAAGCACTGTGCAAAAACGCAACTCTATCTCCAAAAATCTTTTGGAATCGTTCTATCATCTGTGGAGTAAGGGAAATTTCGGGTACTAACACAATAGCTTGCTTTCCTTGTTGAAGAGTTCTTCGTATCAATTCAATATAGATTTCCGTTTTACCCGAACCTGTAATTCCATGAATCAAATAGGTTTTTCTTCGACTTTCTGTTGAATGATTCCAAATAGTTTCAATCACATGGCTCTGTTCTTTGCTGAACATGAGATTTGCTGCCGGAATCCACTGCAGTTTTTTTTGTTCAAACTCATTGTGTTCCTGAACAATGACCTTCACAAGTCCCTTTTCTTCCATTTGTTGAATCGCAGAAGAAGGATGAGGTGTAATATCATTTCGAATCTCTTCCCATGATAACTCTCCTACTTGTGACAATCTTTTTGCCAATTCCAACTTAATGTAAGCATTTTTTCTCTGAGATGAAAGATATTCCTTCCATTGTTCCTGTGTTGCTAAAGAAAGGACAGTCTTTGTTTTGTCAAATGTCGCCTTTTCTCCCTTGGGTAAAAACAATCCGACAGCATCTTGAAAAGAACAGAGATACTCCTCTGCAATCCCTTTTGAAATCTCCAATATCTCTAAAAAATTTTTCTTGACCTTTGTATTATAGAAGAAAGTTGATTGTTTTCATCGTCTAAAAAATGAGGTAAAACTTATGAATATAGTATTTTTATTTCAATTTTTTAAAACACACTCAGATTTAAGGGGATATATAGTATTTCTGAGCGCTTTTTTATTCTGAACTGCGAAAACGAGAGTACCGCATAAAAATACTACATTCACCTTTTATTATGCAATATTTTTATAGCTATAAAAATATCACGCAATACACGTGCCGTTTTTAGCCTATTCGAGCAGTGGAAAAGCATACATTCGCGTTTTACACGCCTATACATATACTTTGGGTATGATTACCTGTAAATGCGAAACGCCTGAAATGGCGACCTTGACGGAGATGACTCCGTTTCAAGATGAGCTTAAAAAGCGCAGTGCAAAGGATATAGCGTCCCTTGCGGCTACTATTAAAGAGGACGGGCTTCTCACCCCCTTTATGCTCTGGGAGCATGAGGACAAGAAGTACATACTCGACGGACACGGGCGGCGCGAAGCGCTTGTGCAGCTTGCCTTAAACGACCCTGCGATTATCGAGCAAAAGTTTCCCGCAGTCATCATACAAGCGGAAACTCGCGAGGACGCGATTAAAGCGGTACTTCAAATCTCGTCGTCATACGGCAGGATAAACAAAGCAGGCGCGGTAAAGTTCACGGCTCCTATTGTCGGCTACAAAGCGCCGTACATAAAGCGTCTTGAACCGACGGTGAAAAAGCCTCGTGTAAGCGATGACGTGGTAATTAAAATAAAGGTGCGAAAAGACAAGGCTAGTGCTATCTGCGAGCTGCTTAGGCAGACCGAGGGAATAGAAGTCTTGTAATCTTTGAGGTGTGAATGAGTGAGTCCCGAAAAACGCTGACAGCATCAGTTCGCGATTACCTTGACGACAATGTAACAACGCTCATGCCCTCTTTGAGCAAAGGAGAGGGTGAAAAGAGCGTCATTGCAAAAGCCGCAAGCGAAGGCTTGACCTTGCAGCAGTACGTGCAAAAAGACGCTGCAAAAGCTGTCGCAGAGGCGGAGCAAAACGTCAGCTACTGGCTCGGCATCGAAGAGGCTGTTATCCTTTCAGGCGGTGTAGACGTTGACGGGGAGTTTGTCGCGGTAAACAAGAACACGGCAAAACTGCTCCAGCATAGAGTCGAAACCGCACAAAGCGTATTGCTTCGGGTAAACGAGTACGCACTCACTACGTTTCAAGACGGCGAGCAGCGCCGAAACCATCTCATTCGCACTTTATACAATCGTGCTGTCAACAAGAATGACACCAAAGCGCTTATTTACCTTATCGACCGTGTTGACGGAAAGCCCGGCGAAAGTAAAGAAGTTGAACTTGACTACGATAACGCATACAACGTGTATATGATTATCCACACGCTGTTCAAAGAGCAGCTTGAAGTTTTGAACTCCGGCAGCGGAACTCGCATGATTTGCTGCTCGCGCCGTGCGGGGAAAACGCACCTGTGCGCCGCGATACTGCTTATCGAGTGCTTACGAAAACCGAATACCAAAGCAATCTATATCGGTGAGACTATGGAGCTTTCGGAGCAGCTCCTTGACAGCGCGTTCAATGAAATTATCGACTCTTGTAACTTGCGCGATAGGAAAGGAAAGCGCCTTGACTGGAAGCATTTGGATAACGGCTCGTCTATCCTTGTGCGCGGGCTTTCAAACACTAAAGACCCTGACCAAATCCGCGGTAACAAAGCAAAAGTTATCGTAATAGACGAGTTCTTTCACCTTAAAAGCGAGCTTCTGGAATATATGCACCGTGAAGTCTTACAGCCTATGCAGCTTGACTACGCGGACGATTATATGTTCCTTTGCGTCGGAACACCGCCTTCGATTAAAGGTACGTTCGGCGAACACGCATGGAAAACGTGGGACGTGCCGCACTTTATGTGGACCTATCGCGAGAACCCGCATCCGACGTCTCTTGAGGCACGGGACGCTTACGTCGAAAACATTTTGAAAGAAAAAGGCTTGACATGGGATAGCCCGTTCGCCAGACGCGAATACAAGGGCGAGTGGGTCTACGACGACGATCTCCTCCTCTACCCCGACTACAAGACCTATAACCCCAGAGAAGCAATGCCGCAATTCCATATTGATATGGTGCTTATAGGTATCGACTACGGAGTCGGCGACAACGACTCCATTATCGGTATTGCATGGGACACGGAAGCTCGTCGCGGCTATGAGTTCCATTGTGAAAAGTTCAATCGGCTTGACATTACGGACAGAACGATTTCACAGCTCCAGTATTTGAAAGAGCAGGTGAAATATGTGTGGCGTGAAGCGCTTGACTTTTTCCCGAATATGGAAGCACGGGAAGCGAATAAGCGTATTCTCTGGGACGCTGATGATAATGATCAGCACGTAACGGATGAGCTTAATATGAATGTTCGTTTGGACGAGTTTCCGGAATTACGGCTTAATATTCAAAATGCACATAAGACCGATAAAATCATGATGTTTGATAAAATTAAAGACTTGCTCCGTACCGCGTCCCTCTTGCTTATTGAGGGCGGAAAGACTGCGGACGAATGTGACAAGACGGTCTTGAAGCGCGGACCTAACGGACAGGTGTACCCTGAAGTCGATAACAAAGTGTTCCATCCCGACTTGCTCCCTGCGATGCGTTATGCACTGTACAATGTTATCGGGCTTGAAGCGGCTAAGAAGGTGTGACATGGGACTGATACGAGATATTATTGCGATAAAAGCGGAAGAAGCCAGACAGAAGAAGGCACTTCGTATTTTGGCAAAGCAAAAGTGGTCGATAGAGTTTTTGACAACGCTGTTGCAGAAAGCGGCTAATGCAGAAAGAAAGTCGCTTGAAATGACGATAATGGACCCCGAAGGAAGGGTGCTTAAAGTAACGGCACTTAATACCATGAACGCATCGGAGCGAAGCGACAATATTTTCGACCATTTAGACGACGACTACGCGATAAAACGCTTTATGGAGCAGATTAGGAAATGAACTACGCATTTAACACCGTTACACAAGAATACGTACCTGCGCTCTATCCCGGTGAGAAAGCCGATAAATGGTCTATTCCCGACGAGATAAAAAGCGACTTCGGAAAATTGAATTCAATTATTGAGACGAAGTACACACGTGAATATCTTAAAATATGCGCGTTTTACAATAAACTGTTCCCGTCGCTGAAATATACGACGTTTACACGCTCGTCGTATAACGTTCCGCCGTTTACGACGCAAGACCAGGAGCGCGCAGACACGGGAACAGGTGTTTCGCTTAACTATTTGAAGCAAATCATTGACCAGATTGTAAGCCGCATCGGGACTACGACGTTTGACCCTGCTCTTGTCGCGGATATGCCGACGCTGGAATATGTGGTGTACAAGGACGAAGTTGAACGGTTACTTCGGAGAACGATACGGAACGAAAACCTGCAAGAGATTTCGATGCAGTGCTTCCACGACGCGGCTATCGTAGGCTATTCGCATATCCTTATAGACCCGTGGACGGGAAAACTTGTCAAAATGAACGACTATGAAGTCGGTATGTTTGAACCGCAGTTCAATAAGGGCGTCGTAAAGCAGCTTTTGTACCGCGATTATGCGTTCCCCGCGGTAGCTCTTACACCGTATCTTGAAAAAGAAGACGATGAAACAAAGCAGAAAGTAATCGACGCAATAGGACCGCGGAGCGAAATCGACTTGAAACTGTACTTAGACTGCACGAAGCATGAAGCCTACTGTACTATTGGCGGTACGACGCTCACGCCGATAGAGTACCCCTTTGACGAGGTGCAGTTTGTAACATTTGCATGGGACTTAGGCTTCAGTAAAGTTACGTCCACGTCCCTGTTCGACCTCTTGTACCCTGTACAGCGGGAACTTAATAAAGTTGTCGCGAAAATGCAGCAGCTTATCCGTATGTACAAAGGCGCGACCCCCGTGTTCAATAGTGACGTTGACCTTGCTATGAAAAGCATTACGAACGGCAGCGGGGAGTGCCTGTACGTTGACTCGACGCGACCTATCGACACGCTTATGACGGTCATAAACCCGACGCCGCTTGACCCCGCGCTTTCGGCGGAAGTGCAGAACTACAAGACGCAAATGTATGAACTTGCAGGCTTGCAGCAGGTGTCTTTCGACATGGAGAATATGCGAAGCGCGGCTGCGGTGATAGCACTTGACCAGACACGCGATAACGTGTTCCAGAACCAGTTGTACGGCATATCGAACTTCATTAAGCGGCTTTTCATTATGTGGGTGCGCTACAATGCCGTCGTAACGAAAGATGAGAAACTTGACGCGGTGTATCGCTTGATACAGGATGCGGTGATAAACTTGCAGCCGGTGCATTTGAATGACCCGCTTACAAGCAAAGCGAACACCGAACCTGCAACGGACTACCTGCAAATGCAGACGTCGAATATTGTAATCAAAATACTTAAAGGACAGATGACCTTTGACGCGCTCCCGTATAACTGTAATATTGAAAACGTCAAAATGATTGCGGCTCTTACGTCGCTGCGTCTTTCGGCTTTGGATATTGATGAACCCGACTCTTTGTCGCAGTTCTTTATAGCGGCTTTCCTTGACGACGTGAAAGCGGGTGTTGTGGATTTAGCAGTCGGTGTGCCTGAGGAAGTTATTGCACAGGCAAATGCTCCTGAAGGCGAGGAAATGTAATGGAAGGCGAACAGCGTTACCCGATACCGCTTGACTCACCGCTTGACATCAATGCAGGCGATATGCTTGTCTCCGCAGAAGAGCCGAAGTTCTCGTATAACCGGCAACGCAAAATTGGGGATGCTATGCCTACATCGGTGCGTTATGAGGACTTCGGTTGGTTTGCAGGCTGGCTTAAACATACCTTTGTCCGCGACAATCTGCACAAAGCCGCCATTGACTTAAAAGATGCAACGGTTACGATAACGCCGCATACGATAGACGGTCTGTATACCTACTGGGAAGTTGAAATTACGGTATGGGAAGACGCGACACAGACGAACTTTAAGCAAAAGACGAAGTTCACGTATCTACCGTCATCGACGGATATGGTGTGCTTACTTGGAGACAGTAAAGAAGTCGTGCGCGATGGGGACGTGGTAACGGTTAGCGGCGTTACAAATACCGGTGACAAAGTGTCCTTTGCCTTTAACTACAAAAGCCGCGAGTTCTCTGATGTTCATGCTTTTACTTCAGACGGCAGCAATGAAACAACGTCTTCTTACACGTTGAGCTTTAAGGATGATGAGGGCGTTGACCAATTTAACATGACACAAGCGTCGAATGAGCAAGCCGCAGTCGTCATTATCCCCGGACAATCGGCACAGTTTCAAGATGTCCTGCTTCCGTATACGTTTAATATACAAGGAACAAATGAGCATTGGTGGGGTGATACGTTTTTCGATGCCGAAAACGGCACAAGTTCTAACGTGCAAGTTGACGCGCGGCATAGTAAAATTGAAATAACGAGCGGTAAGACTGCACCTTATGACGCGGAGGGTAAAAAAACCATATACGTTCGTGATACGTCTGTTGCAACGATTACGTGGGCATTTTTGTTTCAAGACTACTGGACTAAAATAGAAGTGCTGTCGGCGAACGCGCTTGCACAGTACCTCGGCGACAGCTCCGCTTCGGCGAACGTGCTTAATCACACCGATTGCTCGGTGCATAAAATAGCGAACAGTAATAAGTTCGTTGTGCAGTATGGCGTTCCCGTGTGGCTTAGGCACAAGATTTCATTTGCGGCGGAAAAGTCGGCACAAGGCGCTTTACTCGGAAGCAGCGGAACGCCGAAGCCGTTAGGCGACGCTGTATGGGCACTCACCTTTTTGTTTAAGAACAACACTTTTAATAAAAATAATAACTTTGTTACAGAAGTACAAGGAACAGGCATGGATGGTAATCCTGCGACGTTTGCCAGTACGTCGTGTGCAGGTAAAATCGATATTGACTGGGAAAAAGAAGTGATTATCGATGTCGCCTCTCCTTTTATAAACAAAGATCAGTATGACGCGGGGAAAGAGCCTAAGGTGTGTGTTGGCGGAGATGCGGCATACGACCCGAAGCAAAACTTGTTCAAGTCAAGTATTGATGCGTACACGAGCTTTTTAAATGAGTATACACATACAACAGGCACTTCTGAGGCGGTAGATAAAAACTTCGCTTTGCATCATGAGGGCACGCTGCGTATTCCTGCGGTATATAAGAAAGATGACCTTGCAGGCTTTGATCGTGCGCTCCCGCGATGGCATACCTTTACAGCACGTGTCAGATTGCAGGATGCAGACGGTAACTTTGAAAAAGACGCAGGCTACAATAGCGCTTCAGGTGTTGCAACGCTGCGCACCAAAAACTTTATGCCGGTACGGTATATCGGGAGAAAGTATCTTAAAGACAGCAACAAGAAGTATGACCCGCGACCGCTATTAGCCGATGCCACGAAGCCTGATTCGGTGTATTGGGGCACACCTCGAAAGGCTATGAATACGCTTTCCGATACACTTTTGACATTAGACATTGTGCATTATAGCGCTGACGGCTTGCAGAAGGCTAAAGAGCCTATACGATACAAGACGCTTCCTCGCGCGTGGGCGTGCGACCTTGCCGTCAATTTACAGAACGTAAATGCTGACATGAAAACACGTAGCCATGAGCAAGCAAGTGCCGCAACAAATGCCACGTTATTCTATAGGTATCGGGTAGGCAAAAAAAAGTACATAGTCCTCGAAGAATACGTGCTTGGCGGAAGTGCCCCCGTAGGAGCTGTAGAAAATAAAAACTTTAATCCGATAATACTGAACCCTGAAATAGGTGTCGGTGAAAAAGGCATAATTGACGGCGCGAATGACGTCTTTCGTTTGCTTGACACACAAAAAGCCTACGACCCTCGACCGTATGTAAAAAGCGACAGCGACTTTGTGGCAGACTGCTTTATAAAAAATACCGTATACGCTAAGCCGTATGTAGATAATACCGGCAACAACACAACAGAGTACGCGGAGTACCTTAAAAATAATAACGATGTTACAGAGTTCTTTTCGTACAATGCAACCGTTGTTTGGGTAGAACGCTATGCTTCACAAGTGCGCGACTTTTTGTACACATCGCCGTTTTTTAATACCGTGTACCCGAGCCTCAAAGCTCCGACTACCGATGAGGCTATTGAGTCGCATATAGCGATTACAGGCGGGTTAGAACAATACTATAGCGACAACATGGT